GTTCGGGTGCAGGTAGAAAACGAATAACAGCATAACCGTTACCACTTTTGTCTACATCTAGTTTCCAGAGACGTTCATCTCCAGAAGCACCGTTGTTGTTCATCTTCTCGACTTCCTTAACTAACTTTGCAGTTAAAGAACCTAATTTAGATTGCTTTTTTAAATTAGCAAAAGACATTTGGATTACCTCGGATAATTTTAGATTTTGGTAGATTTACTTAGATATTATAACAGAGACATATTATTTGTCAATAGACACTCTTAGAGTTTCTATTGTCTTTCTTGCTTCATCGAAGAAAGAATTGACATTCATGTCTACAGGAAAACCCATCATCGTGAATGAGGACTTCATTGTGTTTAATAATTCAATAGCCTCAGGATCATCTGATAGTGATAATCTTGCATACATTATTTTTTGTTTGTCAAGCAAGTCAGTGAGTTTGTCAACGTGTTGCAATTTTTCCTCGCGAGACATGGTAGGAAAGTTAATGACATTTCCATAAATCTCCTGTTGGAGTTTACCGATTGCCTCTAGTTCTTGACGAACTAGATCTGACTCAAAAAACTTACCCATTTACTGTTTCTCTTAGAACTTTTTTATATTGTAACACATCTATATTTATGAAAGGAGCATACTTCCTGATCTTCATACTGACGGTTTCCCACACAGGGTCAGTGAGTTTTTTGTCAAATTGACTACAAAATCCAAACACTTTTTCAAGTATTACCACGGTTTCAAGATCGATATGCTCACCCAAGTATTGTTTTAGTATAGGAGGATGGCCATTTGCACAATCAAACAATTCATCAAGGTCATATTCTTCAAACAGTTGTGTGATCTGTTCTTTAAAGATGTAACTAAGACTTTGTTGTTTGCGTGACCACTCTGAGTATGTTCTTTCACCTGAGTTGATAATCTCACCGATCCATAGACTCGATGGATTATTTGCGGTCACAAAATTTGATACAAGAAAATCAACAATGTCTTTATCAGGATATTTTCTTGATGTCTTTTCAAACCAATACTTATCTTTTCTCTTGTTGAAAGCAGTTATCTTTGCTCTTGATCTTCCTCCATACTTAAAGTAATCATACCTTGGGCTGGAAAAATGATTTTTAATAGAAAGATATGTTTGGTAGGTTTCAAAGGGTGTCACTTTCATCATCATCCTCACTTTCTAATTCTTGTATTGCATCGACAGGAACTTCATTGTCCCCTATCATATACCAGTGTTGATCGACACCGATACTATCTGGTCTTACACCAAGATACTTGAGATCTCTGAATGAGTGTTCTCGAAGCATTGCTTGTAGTCGATGATGGATTAATTCAGATTTAGATACTTGCATTACAAAGGTAGTCTAGCACGAGTTGTTTTTTTCATAAAGTTGAGACGAGTTGCATCCCACTTTAGTCTTTCCTTGAGTGATTTGGAAATGAGTTTCGTTACTGATTCTATCTCAAGATTGTTACTTTCGCAATAGTGACAGATCGCATCAATATAATTGAATTGTTCTTCCGCAACTATTTTTTCAATTTCGATAGCAAACTTCTGAGGTGTCAGAAACTTCTTCTCAATGGCCTTCTCAAGTTCTTTGTTGGGTTCCATAGAGCTCCAGTTTATCTTGAACAAACTTTCTAATATATTCTCCGAGTAGTTTGATGTACTTTGCTTTGTCGTATTCTTCATAGACAATACATTCTCCGTTTTCACATGACATAATAATTACTAACTTTTTAACAGATATACCCGTCAATTCATAAAGCATACAACCATATGCCATAGCCTGAACAAAATAATGTTCGATCCAGTCTCTCGGTTTTGGTTTTGCTGCGGTTTTAAAGTCAATTATTGATAACTCTCCGTTATACTCTGCGATACAGTCAACAGTTCCTGCTATACCAAGTTGCTTGCTATAAAGTGAACCTTCTAATGAGTGAATATTATCTATCTTTCCAAGTGTGGATTTTGAAATCTTAAATAAGAACTCAGAGATAGGTTTCACTTCTGGTAAATTATCATTCTTCAGATAATATTCTGTAAGTGTATGATAGTCTGTACCGCGAGTCGTTGCAGCCTTTGTGATACGATCTGCTTTTTCATCACCAACCTTCTTTCGCCAATTAACAAAGATTTCTTTATTAAAGTGACTTGTAACTGATGTGATTGAAACTAACTTAAGTAGTTCATCCTCATCAGGTACAGAATAGTAACGAACTCCATCAATTGTTTCTCTCGAAAGTTTTGGAAGATCAAGTTCTACATGATTAAACATTACATACCTAACTGCATTTTCGCAATAATATATTCTTTGACAAGTCCGGATCGAACTATATCATCAATACCAAATTCAATTATATCGAATGATGGCATTGTCCGAACTATCTTTAGGAAATCCATGATTCCATTTTTTTCATTGGTCTTTTGCAAATCTGTTTGAGATGCGTCACCGCAAAAACAAATTTTACTATTTTCACCAACTCTTGTTATTATACTATCTAATTCATGAAAATTCAAGTTTTGAAATTCATCAACTATAACAATACAATTATCAAGTGTTGTTCCCCTCAAAAATGAGGTGCTCCAGAACTTAATTGTTTCTTGAGCCTTGAGATTACCATAGAGCATTTCAAAGTCTGCATCTGATGGCATCTGGAACATATATTTTACCATATTTTTGTATGGTATTTGATATATATCAGCTTTGTCTTCATGATCTCCGGGAAGAAATCCTATCTCTCTACAAGCAACCAGTGACCTCACAAGATATATTCTCTCATAAGGTGAAGTTTCATCAAGAACATCTACCAAAGCGTTGTAGAGCGTTATAAATGTCTTTCCTGTACCTGCAGCACCATAAGCGACAACATGTTTGTGCTTATAGGATTCAAACAATTTTTTTTGATTATCGGTGAGTGGATCAACATCAATAAGATAGTCTGCATTTACAGGTTTCTTTCTTTTAAATTGTTTCGCGGTCAAACCAACCCCAATCGGTTGATCGGAGGTTCTCTTTTTTCTTGGCATTATAATTTTTGAACTAGATTCGGATCATTTCTACGATTATGGGGAATAGATTTTCTTGTTTTTTCTAATACCTCATTCCATCCGGGATTTTTCTTTCTTAATTTATCTCTCCACTCTCCCACTTCCCCAACTCCGGGCACAGTAGATGGATCAGAGTAATCTCTTGACCAATCAGGATTATCAGTACACCACTGATCCCAATCATGAACACTCATAGAGACTTCCTTTCTCTCTCCTGTTTCTGTGTGTACTACTGGATAGGTCGCCATAATTTAATGATAGATGTAGTTATTTAGACCCACTGAAGGGCTTGTGATACGATAGGAAACTGTTCAATAAAGACAGATCGACATGCTTCAGCAATGTCCATATGCTCCTTTTGTGTTCCATGTGCAGATCTCAGATCAATATAATGTATCCAAGAACGACAAGAACCTGTCATATAGATTCTTGTTGGTGTACACAATGGTAAAACCATTCTAGCACACTCTTTTGCAACACCCTCTTCTATCATTTGATTGTATAATGATTGAGCAGAACTGAATAAAGTAATCATCTGTGCCTCTAGTTTCTGTTGTATAAATGGATCTAAATCATCTATACTATTTTGACGATTCTTTTTATCTTGCCTTCTTAATTCTGGTAATTGAATATTTCCTAATTCATTACTTTGTGCATATCTTTGCGAAAACTCTTGAAATGTAAAAGAACGATGTCTTAATATCTGTGCTGCAATTGCTCTCGTAGTTTCTATTTCTAATGTCATTGAAGACTGTTCAAAAACAGACCAATGATTATGTTGTATGCAGTATCGAAGAAGTCCTGCAAACTTTTCATTATCCTGATTATTTGGATTTGAGACTCTAGCAATATAAGCCATAGTCTTCTCCGCATCAGGAGAAACACTTACTAGTTTTACGGTCATGAACCAAAACCTCTCTTGAGTTTAATATTTAGATTATTCATTTCTTCCTTCACGACACGAAGTTGTTTTTTCATTTCGATTATTTGCTCTTCAGTGTAGAGATATTCTTGAGCAATAAACATTTCTAATAATTTTACAAGTTTTTTAGTTCTTGAATTAGTCCGCATACCCATCGTCGTCATCATCGTCTTGGTAGTAAGCACCAACATCGGTGCCTGATGTATATGCCTTGGTGTCAGAGTATATTTCAGTTTTTAAAGAATCAACAAGAATTTCTAAATCGTGTAAAAGTGATTTAAGTTTTTTCTTTCTCATAACTCTTTACTTATTATTTAGTAAGAGGGAGGTTGGATTCCTGTGTACCAACAAGTAACGGGCATTACTACAGTAGTAAATACGTTACAGCCTGAGACCCGATTGGTTGATCGGTTCTACCCTTGCGAGCAGCAGCACCACCTGTGTCTCATCACCTTAACCAGCGGTTGCCAGTAAGTTTATTCAGTCACTCCCATGTTGCGTCCAACAAATATACTATAGCATAAAAAAAGAGGGTGTCAACCCCCTTTTCTTGGATTATGTAAATCCCATGACTTCATGGGAAATATATTCAGGTAAACCCATTTCGCGTAATGCACACCTCGATAACAGAGAAGAGCAAATACTTTCTCTGGATCGTGAACATCGGGATCATAATCTGGGACTTCTGGGGGTTCCCAAGATATATGTAACATTTGTATTTACCTCCTGTAACAATTATTTATAATTGTACAGTAATTTTGCTTCAGCGTAGATGAGTGCCAAGAAAACTACGCTTGCGAGTAAGATTTCTGAGACTACTAACATCTTACTTGCCTCCTTTTACAGGAATACCTCTGTAG